TATCTTCTTCTATAGAATATACAATTTCTTATGGGCATAAAAATGGTTTAGGAGCATTAAATTTTACAAATACAGCAGGAGCTCTTGGGAACACAGCAACCAAAGTAATTTATAACCAATACAGACAATTGGTATTTGGGGATGAATCTTCAAATTTTACATTTAATGGATTTGAACCTAATGATATTTGGGTAATTAATGTAGCTAGAGGAAGATATAAACATGCTTTAAAAGCAGGCTCTTTAAATTTAAAACTTAATGATGGTACAAATAATTATTTTCTTACAGATGATAGTGTTACTACTTCAGGTTCTGCTACTATAACAAATTTAGGTAGACAATTTAATTTAGTATCAGGTTCAGATGGTGTAATGTTAGGTACTAGTTTAGATCAAACATTAGGAGCACTTAATAGTAGTGGATCTTTTGGTTTTGTTTATCCAGATGCAGGTATAATAGTATTCAATGCTGAATGTTTAAGAAACGTAAATAAAACATATTGGGCAGAAGCTGCTGCAACATCAACAGAAAAAAAAGTAGAAAAAATGTATGATGGAGTTGTGCAGGGAGCTAGTTTTGAATTAGATGCTGATGAAAAAGTATCTTCTCAATTTATGTTTGTAAGAGTAAAAAATAGTGAGTTTAATTATTCATCTAATCCTTCTTACATAGATGAAAATGGAAATTTAAATAACACAACAATGGCGGATTCACCTACTACTTATATAACAACAGTAGGTTTATATAATGATGATAATAATTTACTAGCAGTAGCAAAATTAAGCCAACCATTAAAAAAAGACTTTACAACAGAAACACTTATTAGAGTTAAATTAGATTATTAAAAATGTTATTAAATGGCAGTTTACAAAACACTAGGCCCCGATGATATCTCAAGAATTCCATTTAATGCAAACAAACAATTTACATTTAATTCTTCTTCAGCAGATACAGTAGGATTTACAATAGAAACATTTCAATACTTAGCATCAGCACTAGATACTTTTAGTAATGCATCTGCAGATTCTAAAAATACTTTAAAATACTATCAATTAGATCACTTATTTTACAAAAATTATACAAGAGATATATCTAATAGATTAGGAGATGCTGACTATTTAGGTGGTAGTAGATTATTATATGATAAAGTTAATATTGTATCCATACCTTCTAATTTATATGGAAATAAAATAAAACCTGGTACTTTTTTATTTTCAGGTAGTACTGAAACTATAATAGATGATAGTAAAGGAAATCTTTTAATCTCTGGGACTAATTTATCTAACCATAGTATTGATGAAAGAGAAAAAATATTCTTTTTAGGACCAGTAAAGGGTTTTAAACAATATGACATTAACTATGATCTTTATAATAAGTCAAATCCTAACCCCTTAACATATTATAATAAATCAAATGTATATGATGATAGTTATTATAATAATATAATAGAATATAAGAATATTTCTTTTAAAAAAGAAAACCTATGTCCTAGTCTTGTAACAGAATATGGTGGTAATCCAGATTTTAAAGGACAAACAAATATAGAAGATACAAATTGGGTAGTAAACTCTAATATAACACAAACACCTACACCCCAAGGAATAAAATTCTCAACAACAACTTCTACTACTGCAACTAATCCAAATCTACGTACTGAGGATATAACTCTTAAACCATATGCAAAATATAGATTAACAATTAATGTATCTGACATACCTGTAAATTTTACAAACTTTTTTATGGATCATCCTGTAGCAACGGGTACACGTTATAAACTTTTTCAATTTTCTCTTAGTAGCACTACTCTTCCTACTCCTGGGGTATATGAATTTGACTTCCAATATATTCCTGGTAAAAAAGAAACATATACTTCAACCTATTTACCTAATCGCCATAAGTTTAAAATTAAAATGGAGTTTTCAAATGCTAATTTAAACAATAAAAGTATAGGTTTAAGAAGTATAGATTTAAAAGAAATAAAAGAATTCCCTACAACTCGATTTTTAAGTAATAATTCTATAACTTCATCTATAGTAGCACCCCATAATGAAACTTATAATTTTAATCCTGGAGAAGATTTTACAATATCTTTCTTTGCTAATCCTGTAAGTGCAAGTGGATATATAGCAAGTAAAAGTACAACTAAAACTTTAATTAAAACACCTATAAACGAAAAAACTTACACAACAGGTTCTTCTCAACCATTTAATGTAAGAGAAAAAAATAAATTTCCTTTTGAAATTTTTATAGACGATAGTCAAAATTTAACTTTTAGAAAAAGTGATGGAATTAATATACCTACTATTACGGCACCAATAAACACTGGCTCTTTACACCAAACACATGTGGTATGTATGAGTTCTGCTTCTGTTATGGAAATATGGATAGATGGAAATAAAATATCATCTACAACAGACACAACTACGGGACAAACAGAAAACCAAGCTAATTTATATTTAGGTAGTAAAGGTGAAATAAGTAATTATTATACAGGTAGTTTATCTAATTTTATGATTTTTAATTCCCCAAGAACAGAAAATCAAATTAAAAATTTAATTTCAAGTTCTAATGGTTTACCTTATATAGGAAACATATTTTATTCAAATGGATTAGCTACTATCACCCACCCAAACCATTTAAATATAGCTCAACCTTTTGAAAGTAGTAGTATAAATTCTACATACCCTAATAATTTAGGTGGAAACTTATCAAATGTTGTTAATACAACCCATTTTTATACAGATAGTGTAGGTACTGGTGCGGGTAATGTAATAGTAGAAACACCTATTAAACATATTTTAGATTACACTACTATGTTTAAAAATATTCATCCTATATACGAAAATGAGTACCAATGTACTATAAAAGCAGACGAATATAATTTTACACACAACATTTCAACAAGAAAAATAAAATCAGACCAAAAACCAGACTTAGCAAATTTTGCAACAGGATCACAATTTAAACCCTATGTTACAACAGTTGGTTTATACAATGAAGACAACGAATTATTAGTTGTAGGTAAATTAGGTCAACCAATTAGAATGTCAGATGAAACTGACACTACTTTTGCTATTCGCTGGGATACCTAAAATACTTTTTGTACATTAAGGGTTATGTGGTATTTCTTAGACAAACAAATAGACAAAATTTCTGATCTTCCTGAAGGAGTGTTCGGATTTATTTATCAAACAACTCATATTCCAACCGGAAAAAAATACATTGGTAAAAAATCACTAATGTACAATCGTAAGAAAAAACTTACTAAAAAAGAACTTTTAGAATACGCTGGTAAAAAGGGAAGAACCCCTACACACATCAGAGTACAAAAAGAAAGTGATTGGAAAACCTACTATGGTTCGCATTCATTTATTAAAGAATCAAATAAAGAAGACTTAAAAAGAAAAATACTACAATTGGCTTTTAATAAAAAAGAACTTACATACTTAGAATGCAAGTGGCAATTTGTGTTAGAGGTATTAGAAACTAATAAATATCTTAATGACAATATATTAGGTAAGTTTTACGATAGAGACTTTAGATGAAAGAAGATTTATTAAAACAGTTATTAGAATCAGTTTTAGGTAAAAGTAAGTCAGCTCGTGGAGGAGAAGAAGCTGTATTTACTTGTCCCTCTTGTAATCACCATAAGAAAAAATTAACCTTAAATTTATCAACACAAAAATTCCAATGTTGGGTTTGTGGTTATAAAGGACATAGAGCATTTAAACTACTTAAAGCAGTAAGTGCATCACCAAAAGCATACGAACTTTTAAAAGACATTGACTCTCAATACAGTTTTAGAAAACAAACCACAGTCAAAGCACCATCGGGTTCCTTGCAATTACCGTCGGGAGTAACGCCTATCATGTCATCTTCAGCTATATTGTCGAAACACGCGCTACATTATTTAAATCAAAGAGGAATTACACCTCAAGACGTAGTTAAATATGATTTACATTATTGTGAACAAGGCGATTTAAGAAATATGGTTGTAATACCTTCATATGATAAAGATGGTTTTTTAAATTATTATGTTGGTAGATCATTTGATAAAAACGCATATATTAAACATAAAC